TGTCGCTATGCTCAACCAAATACCATTCAGCGGGTAAGACGTTGCACAATGCCTGAGCATATTCGCGCTCAGCACCATAGGCACGGACAACGGCGTCCGCTACTGACTGACGCAAGGCGTCGATTGTGGAAACTGTGGCAACTGTGGTGATTGTGATATCTGACATTTTCTAACCTTTTCTAATAACCCTAGGTGACAGACCTAGGAACCGATGCAATCATTTTCGTTTGCATGAGTATATTATACCACAAAAAAGAGGCAAACTCAAGATTCGCGTGAACAATAAATAGCCTAACATTGTTAGGTGTTTTGAAAAAAGTCAAAAGCAAAAGGGTACCCGAGGGGCATCCCCCAAATGACCTAAGAGGAATCCTAGAAATACCCTACACACTGTGGAGCTCACTCGATCACCTCATTTAAAAATCGTGTACACAAAATCAAAAAACGCGTACACGTTGCCCATGACGTGTACACAGAACACCCCCCGGGTCTAAGTAAAAACCCTAATCACAAAAAATTTTTGCAAAAATTTAAAAACGCTGTTACATTTGCGTCGTTGGTTAAGCGAATAGGACTTGGAGATACTTTCAAGAACCACGCAGGACTGGGGGAACCCGGTCGCCAACACCCCTTCATTACTCATTGGTGCGCTTACCCGGTGATTAAACTAGAACCTACCTCGGACCATCCGGTCCCCTTTGACGTATCCGAAGAGTCCCCGAAGACTCAGAAGGACGCCATTGCTGTTGCTGTAAACACTGCGAACCTCATCGAGGAACTCGGCGGTGGAATTGACTTCAGTGAAAAAGACGGCAAGCAAGCTGTTGATCTGGTTACCAAAGCAGCCAAGACACCCAAGCATGTAAAGTCACTCGGCCAAGCCTCTGCTGCTGCAGCGATTCTCAAACGTTACGATTTCCAAGCCGTTGCTGATGCGCAACAAGCACGCAATTTCATAACAAACAAGTTGGTCGAGCTGGCTGACTGCGGCGATCTAAAGATTGAGATCAAGGCACTTGAGCTTCTGGGCAAACATTCAGACATTGGAATCTTCACTGAACGCAGTGAGATTACTGTGCACCACACAACATCCCAGTCTCTTGAGAATTCAATCAAGGACAGAATCAAGCGCTTGCTGCACAGCGACGTGACAGATATTACCCCGCTCGACGATCTGGATGCGCAACTGGGTACACCGGTGACACCACTTAGTAATTTGATTGACTCTCTGGATACTGAAGAAGCCATAGAAGCGGACACCCGCGGAGACGTACCTGAAGATGAGTGAAGTAAAAGTCTCCCTCAAAGACATAGAGACTCTTGTTGACACGGGTAAGCTCACGGATACTGACCTGCGGGTACTAGAGAAGCAGCTAATACATCTTGAGAAGCTCAAACAGCGTGAGCTATCTCAGGAAAAGTTCATTAAGTTTGTGCAACGGGTGTGGCCAACGTTCATTTCCGGTGCGCACCACAAGCGAATGGCTGAAGCTTTTGAAAGGGTAGCCCGTGGAGAATGCAAGCGCCTCATTATTAATATGCCTCCTCGCCACACTAAGTCAGAGTTCGCCTCTTACTTACTACCTGCTTGGTTTTTGGGCAAATTTCCGAACAAAAAGGTGATCCAAAGCTCAAATACGGGCGAATTGGCGGTCGGATTCGGTCGAAAAGTGCGAAATTTGGTGGATTCTGAGGTTTATGCAGAGATTTTCCCCGAATTACAGCTGCAAGTGGACTCAAAAGCGGCTGGCCGGTGGAATACCAGCAAGGGTGGTGACTATTTTGCGATTGGTGTGGGCGGTACGGTGACCGGTAAAGGTGCTGACCTGCTGATTATTGACGATCCGCACTCAGAACAAGAGGCTGCGATGGCCGCAGTCAACCCAGAAGTGTATGACAAGGTGTACGAGTGGTATACATCAGGTCCGCGTCAGCGTTTGCAGCCGGGTGGGTCGATTGTGATCGTTATGACACGCTGGGCCCAGCGAGATTTGACCGGACAGGTGATTAAAAATGCAGCACTACGCGGCGAGACTGACTGGGAAGTTATTGAGTTCCCTGCGATCCTACCTTCAGGTAACCCACTATGGCCGCAGTTTTGGAGTTTGGCTGAGCTGGAAGCCCTTCGTGAAGAATTGCCCAATTCCAAGTGGCAGGCGCAGTATCAGCAAAATCCGGTGGGTAACGAGTCAGCGATTATTAAGCGAGACTGGTGGAAGATATGGCCGCATGATAGACCACCAAAATGTGATTACATTCTTCAGACGTGGGACACGGCGTTTGAGAAAACCCAGCGGGCTGACTATTCAGCCGGCACAACTTGGGGCGTCTTCAATTGTGAAGAGGATGACATGCGCCCCAACATCATCTTACTTAACACCTACCGCAAGCGAGTAGAGTGGGTGCAGTTGAAGAAAGATGTATTGGTGGAGTACAACGAGTGGGAGCCCGACGGCATGCTCATTGAGAAGAAGGCCACGGGTGGTCCTCTGATTTATGAACTTCGTGCGATGGGTATACCGGTGCAGAGTGTGGGTTCCCGATACTCGTTGGGCCGAGGAGTTGGTTGATGAGATTGGGGCGTTCCCGTCAGGCGAGCATGATGACTTGGTTGACGCGACAACACTTGCTTTAATGCGCTTTAGGCAAGGTGGATTCCTTAGACTTCCTAGTGATGAACTAGAGGACGTCAAGTTATTTAAATCAGGCAGACGCGCGGCGTACTACTAAGGATTATTATGGCTACAAGTTCAATGGACAAAAGTTTATATGCAGCACCTCTCGGCATTGACGAGATGGAAGATGAATCCGCAATTGAGATTGAGATCGTCAACCCAGAAGGTGTAAAGATTGGCATGGACGGCATGGAGATTGAACTCGAAGCCGGGGATGAGGGTAAAGAAGGTGAGGAGTTTGACTCCAACCTTGCTGAGTTTATGGACGACGGTGAGCTTGAAGAGCTGGCCGGAGACTTGATGGGTGACATTGAAGGTGACATTAACTCACGCAAAGAGTGGGTCGAAATGTTCGTCAAAGGTCTAGATGTTTTGGGAATGAAGTATGAAGAGCGTACTGAACCGTGGCTCGGTGCTTGCGGTGTTTTCTCAACGGTACTCACAGAAGCTGCTGTACGGTTCCAAAGTGAGACTATCATTGAAACGTTCCCTGCTCAGGGTCCGGTCAAAACCGAGATCATCGGCGCAATTGATAAACTTAAAGAGCAGGCGGCGGAACGCGTTAAAGATGACATGAACTACCAGCTCACCGAGGTGATGTCTGAGTATCGCCCCGAGCACGAGCGCATGTTGTTTAACTTAGGCCTTGCAGGATCAGCCTTCAAAAAGGTGTACTACGATCCAGCGCTTGGTCGTCAGACTTCAGTGTTTATTCCAGCTGAAGACATTGTCATCCCCTATGGCTCAAGCGGTGCTCGCACTGCGGAGCGTGTTACGCACATCATGCGTAAGACAAAGAACGACATTAAGAAGTTACAAGTTGCTGGCTTCTACCGCGGCGTAGAGTTGGGTGAGCCTGCTCAAGTACACACAGACGTAGAGAAGAAAAAAGCCGAAGGTGAAGGCTACACATTAACTGACGATGACCGCTATCAAATTTATGAAGTACAAGTTGACTACAACTTACCGGGCTATGAAGATGAGGATGAGATCGCGCTTCCTTATATTATTTCTATCGACAAAGGTACAAATAAAGTTCTTTCTATTTACCGCAACTGGGAAGAGGAAGACACTCTCAAGCTTAAGCGCCAGCATTTTGTCCAGTACGATTACATTCCCGGCTTTGGTGCTTATGGCTTTGGTTTCATACACCTTATTGGTGGTTATGCCCGAGCCGGTACATCTCTTATTAGGCAACTCATTGACGCTGGCACGCTGAGCAACTTGCCCGGTGGTTTGAAGACACGCGGTCTGCGCATTAAGGACGACGATACCCCAATCAACCCCGGTGAGTTCCGCGATATGGATGTGCCATCTGGCTCTATCCGTGACAACATCATGCCACTGCCATACAAGGAACCATCACAGGTTCTGGCTGGCTTGTTAGACAAGATTACTGAAGAAGGACGCCGACTGGGTTCTGTTGCTGACATGAAAGTCAGTGATATGTCTGCTAATGCTCCAGTAGGTACAACACTGGCTATTCTTGAGCGTCAGTTGAAGACTATGTCTGCTGTTCAGGCGCGTGTTCACTACAGCATGAAGCAAGAGTTCAAGCTTCTCAAGAACATCATCCGTGACTACGCTCCCACAGAGTATGAGTACGACCCAGCCAGCGGTGACCGCATGGCCAAGCAGTCTGACTACGACGCAGTTGATGTTATTCCAGTGAGTGACCCCAACAGCGCGACGATGGCTCAGCGCATCATGCAGTATCAGGCTGTGATCCAGTTGGCGCAGCAAGCCCCGCAGATTTATGACTTGCCACAACTCCACCGTCAGATGATCGAAGTGCTTGGCATCAAGAACGCTGACAAACTCGTGCCGACGGTTGATGACCAGAATCCGAAAGATCCGATCAGCGAGAACATGGGGTTCCTCAAAGGCGAGCCGACGAAAGCGTTTATTTACCAAGATCAAGACGCGCACATTGCAGCTCACACTTCGTTCATGAAGGACCCGATGATTGCGGCGCAGATGGGTCAGAACCCACACGCGCAGACAATGATGGCAGCCATCCAAGCTCACATTGCCGAGCACTTGGCGTTCTCTTATCGTCGCAAGATCGAAGAGCAAATGGGCGTGCCATTGCCACCACCCGGAGAGCAGTTGCCAGAGCAGGTGGAGGTTCAGTTGTCACAGCTCGTCGCACAGGCCTCTACTCAGTTGCTTAATGCAAATGTGGCGCAGGCGCAACAAGCTCAGGCTCAGCAAATGCAGCAAGATCCGCTCGTTCAGATGCAACAAGCCGAACTCCAGATCAAGGCTAAAGATGCTGAAACTAAACTGCTCAAAGCTCGTGGGGACCTGCAGCTTAAAGCCGAGGAGTTGTCACTCAAAGCACGCGAGAGCGCAGCTAGAACAGGCGAAGACCCACAGATGGCGGCTATGCGTATGCAGCAAGAAATCATGCAGGCGCAGGAGTTACACGCGCTAGAAGTTGCAAATCAGCAACAACAGCAGCAAGTTCAAGCTCAGCAAGCGCAGCAAGCTATGGCCCAGCAGCAGCAAGCTCATCAGCAGAAGATGGCGCATGGCGGCCAAGTGCATGGACAGAAGCTAGCCCACGCTCAAGAAGCTGCTAGACGGGCTGCAATGCAGACAAATAAACCAGTCAAAAAGGATGAATGATGGCCAATTTGCTTGAAGTGTTAAACAGTAAGCTTGAGGAACACGTCAAGCAGTTGGTTGATGTTGTCAGTGGTGGTGGAGCTAAATCCCACGACCACTACAAAGAACTGTGCGGGACTATCCGAGGTCTGCAAACCGCCCAGTACGAACTTGCTGACCTCGTGCGTAAAACCAAGGAATATGAAGATGACTGAATTTGATGTCAGTGCGGTTGATCTAAGTGGGGTGCTTAATACCTCCGCCGAAGAGAAAGCCAAACAAGTGCCCGATCCAGCAACGTACCACTTACTGTGTATGTTGCCCAAGGCAGAAGAAGAGTTTAGCGAGACTGGAATTTTGAAGTCAGCTGCTGCAATATACAACGAGGAGCTTCTATCCCCCGTGCTGTTTGTTGCAAAAATTGGCCCCGATGCATTTAAAGACGCGACCAGATTTCCGTCCGGTCCAAGCTGCAAAGTAGGTGACTTTGTGTTAGTACGTCCTAACACGGGAACCCGCATGAAGATTCACGGTACAGAGTGGAGACTCATTAATGATGATTCCGTTCAGGCTGTTGTGCAAGACCCTCGCGGTATCCAACGCCCTAACTAAGGAGTAATCATGGCTAAAGAAGACGAATTTAAATTCCCCGACGAGGTTGAAACTAAAGCTGACAAGGACGAAGACAAAGTTGAATTCGAAATTGAAGGCGAGAATACTGAGACCGAAGTCGAGGTAATAGACGATACGCCCGCGCAAGACCGTGGCCGTAAACCTATGGAAGAACCCCCCAAGGAGTTCGCCGAGGATGAACTTACTAAGTACGACGAGAGTGTACAGAGGCGCATTAAGCATTTCACCAAGGGCTACCACGAAGAACGCCGTGCTAAAGAAACAGCAGAGCGGGAGCGTGAGGAAGCTTTGCGAATTGCGCAGACTGTTGTTGAGGAGAACAAAAAGCTCAAAGGCTCTTTAAATTCTAATCAACAAGCCCTGTTGGAGCAGGCTAAAAAAGTAGTTGGTAACGAGGTTGAAAAAGCCAAGGCCAAGTACAAAGAAGCCTACGAATCAGGTGACTCAGACGCTATTGTTGATGCGCAGGAAGCGTTGATTACCGCGAAATCCAGAATGGAGCGCGTGAACAATTTTAAACCTGCCCCTTTACAAGAGGAAAAAACTGAGGTACAAATACCCCAACAAGTTACAAAACAGCCTCCAGTAGACCAAAAAGCTCTGGCTTGGCAATCAGAAAATAAGTGGTTTGGTTCTGATGATGAGATGACTAGCTTTGCCCTTGGACTCCACACCAAGCTAGTTAAATCTGGAGTTGATCCTCAGTCCAATGAGTATTACGAGAGGTTAAACTCTCGAGTTAGACAAGTCTTCCCAGAGCAGTTTGAATCTGAGAGACCGGTGAATGCGCCAACTTCGCCGAAAAAATCAAACGTCGCACCTGCGACCCGTAGCACAGCGCCTAAAAAAATCGTGCTTACGCAGACACAGGTGAATATCGCCAAGCGGCTTGGAGTTCCTTTGGATCTTTATGCTCGTAAGGTTGCGGAAGAACAGTCAAGGAAATGAAAATGGAAAAGTCAACACGTTTAGCACGAGAGCTTGATACACGCGATAAGACGGAGCGCCCAAAGCATTGGATGCCCCCTCAACTTCTACCCGACCCCAATCCGGAAGAGGGTTATGCGTTTCGCTGGATCAGGATCAGTTCGTTAGGTAAAGACGACGCCACTAACATTTCTGGAAAACTACGCGAAGGCTGGGAGCCTGTTAGAGCCTCTGACCATCCCGAAATCCGCCTGTTTGGTTCTGGCAATGCCAAGTTCCCTGACAGCGTGGAAGTAGGCGGTTTGTTGCTTTGCAAAACCCCAGTAGAGTTTACGGAACAACGTAATGAGTACTACCGCAAGCAAGCGGAAGCTCAGATGAGTTCTGTGGACAATACTTACATGCGCGAGAATGATCCGAGGATGCCTATGTTTAAAGAACGTAAGTCCACGGTCACTTTCGGAAAAGGTACTTAAATTTTTTTGGAGTCTTAAATGGCATACCCTACCGTTTCAGCCCCTTATGGTTTTTCACCAATCAATCGTATTGGCGGAAATCCTTATGCGGGTTCTACACGACTGATCCCAGTCGCTTCCGGCGCTGTCTATGATGGCGACCTCGTCGAAATGCTGTCTTCTGGCACTTGTGCCGTGATTTCTAGCGGAACTGCTGCTGCACAATGCGTTGGCGTTTGCGTCGGCGTTCAGTACACCAACTCATCTGGTCAAACCGTTCAAGCTCAGTACGCTCCCGCGTCTGGCGTGACCAACGTTTTGGCTTATGTTGTTGATGATCCTACAGCTTTGTTCAAGGTTGCAGTTGTGTCTTCTGGCACCACTATGTCTACTTTGACACGTACTGCTGTTGGTCAAAACACTACCGTGGCTTTAAACGCCGGCAACGCTAACACTGGTAATTCTACGCAAGCTATTACTACCAGCACCGATACTACAAATACTTTGCCTATTCGTATTATCGACGTAGTGCCTGAAACAGCTGCTTCTTCAACCACATACACTGAGATGATCGTTAAGATCAACACTCATTCGTATAACAACACAACCGGTGTTTAAGGAGTAATTCACCATGGCTATTTCACGCGCACAACTATTGAAAGAGTTGCTCCCCGGTTTGAACGCTTTGTTCGGTCTGGAGTACGCTAAATACGGCGAAGAGCACAAAGAAATCTACGAAACAGAGTCATCTGAGCGTAGTTTCGAAGAAGAGACCAAGCTTTCTGGCTTCTCTGCTGCACCTGTTAAGAACGAGGGCTCTGCCATCGCTTATGACAATGCACAAGAAGCATGGACTGCACGTTACACCCACGAAACCATTGCGATGGGCTTCTCCATCACTGAGGAAGCTGTGGAAGATAACTTGTATGACAGCTTGTCTTCACGTTACACCAAGGCTCTGGCCCGCGGTATGGCTTACACAAAGCAAGTTAAAGGCGCTTACGTCTTGAACAACGCTTTCACTGGCGGCCCTACATACGGTGACGGTCAAGTGTTGTGCTCTACAGCACACCCCTTGGTTTCTGGTGGTGTTAACAGCAACCGTCCTGCTACAGGCGCTGACTTGAACGAAACTTCGTTGGAAAACGCAGTTATTCAGATCGCTGCTTGGACAGACGAGCGCGGTTTGCTCATCGCTGCTAAGCCCAAGAAGTTGGTTGTACCTCCTTCATTGATGTTCGTTGCTACCCGCTTGCTCGAAACCGAGTTGCGCGTTGGTACTAACGACAATGACATCAATGCATTGAAGAACAACGGTTCTATCCCTGAAGGCTACACTGTTAACCACTACTTGACAGACACCAATGCTTGGTTCCTGTTGACAGACGTGCCTAACGGTTTGAAGCACTTTATCCGTACCCCCATGTCTACTGGCATGGACGGTGACTTTGAC